CTCCAAGAACCGCTTGTCCGCATCGAAGGCGATGAAGGCGCGAACGTCTCTGCGCGATTCGAGCGTGCAAAGCGGATCAAGGAGCAGTGGAAGTCCAAGTTCGAGGAGTGCTATGAATATGCTCTTCCTTCGCGTGAATCATTTTACGATCAAGCTCAGGGCCAAAGCCGCACTGATCGCATCTTCGATGAGACTGCGGTGGTGGGCGTTCAAGAATTCGCTTCGCGACTTCAGGCTGGCCTTGTGCCGAACTTTGCGCGGTGGTCGGAACTCGTAGCCGGGTCCGAGATTCCTCCCGATGAGCGTCCCGATGTGGACAAGGCTCTCGAAGAGGTGACGGGCTATGTGTTCGAGATTCTCCAGAACTCGAACTTCGGCCAAGAGACCAACGAAGCGTTCCTCGATCTGGCCGTTTCGACGGGCTGCATCTACGTCGATGAGGGCGATGCTCTCAACCCCGTGATGTTCACGGCGATCCCGCTGACCCAGCTTGTGCTGGACACCGGGCCTGACGACAAGATCGACTTCATTGCCCGCGAGCGTCAGCTTCCGGCTTCGAAGATCAAGGTTGCCTACAAGAAGGCGCGTCTTCCGAGCGACATGGCTAGGAAGCTGGCCAACGGCACCGACGAGAACGTGATCCTCGTCGATGCGGTCTATCGTGTGTACGGCTCGCTGGAAGAAGAACACCGCCGTGTCGTGTTCTGCCAAAAGAGCAAGCACGTCTACATGAACGAGACGTATCGCGGTGCGGGCTCCTGTCCGTTCGTGGCATTCCGTTGGGCCAAGTCTGCCGGTGAAATCTACGGTCGTGGCCCGCTGATGAACGCGATGCCCGCCGTGAAGACCTGCAACCTGACGATCCAGTTGATCCTTGAGAATGCCCAGATGGCTATCTCGGGTATCTACCAGATCGAAGACGATGGCGTGGCGAACGTCGATACAATCCAGCTTGTGCCTGGCACCGTCATTCCGATTGCCCCCGGCTCCGGTGGTCTGCAAAGCGTGAAGGCTGCGGGCAGCTTCGACGTTGCCCAGCTGATCCTTTCCGAAATGCGCATGAACATTCGGAAGGCTCTCTACAACGACATGCTCGGCAATCCCGACAAGACGCCGATGTCTGCGACTGAAGTGGCGCAGCGCATGGCCGATCTCTCCCGTCAGATCGGTTCGGCGTTCGGTCGTCTTCAGGCGGAGTTCGTCAACCCGATTCTCCGTCGCGTCGTCTACATTCTGAAGAAGCAGGGTCGCATCAAGCTTCCGACCGTCAACGGTCGCGAGGTGAAGATTCGCTCGACGAGCCCGCTTGCCCAAGCTCAGGCGCAGCAGGACATCGTGGCGTTCGACCGCTTTGTGGAATTGGTGCAGGGTCGATTCGGACCGCAGCTTGTCAACATGCTGGTGAAGTCTGAAGATGCGGCCAAGTACCTCGCCGACAAGTTCGGCGTACCGGAGCGGCTCCTGCGTTCCGACAAGGAGAGAGCGCAACTGATTCAGCAGTTGACGCAAGTGCAAGGGATGATGAATGAAAACCCCGCAGCAGGGCCGCCTCGGGCCTGACGGCGTCATTAGAACACCCGATCAGGAAGACAAGCTGAACAAGCTTTTTGCGGCAACCTTCTCCTCGGAAGCGGGGAAGGAAGTGCTTCGCCATCTTCGTCAGATCACGATTGAGTCGGTGTCGGGTCCGAACATCGGCGGCAATGAGCTGTTCCACCGTGAGGGACAGCGATATATCGTCGGACTTATAGAGCAACGGATCGGGAGAGGTCACAATGTCTGATAGCCTTATCAGCACGCAAGGTACTGAATCTACTCAGGAAAATACGGAATCGACGGCTGCTGCCGCCGAGTCGCGTCCTGAGTGGCTGCCGGAAAAGTTCTGGGTCGAGAACCGTCCTGCCTACGAGCTTCTTGCCAAGAGCTACGGCGAGCTTGAGACGAAGTTCCGCTCGAAGGAAGACGATCTTCGTGATCGTCTGATTGAGGAGCTTTCAAAGGAAGCTCTTTCGGAGCGCCCCGAGTCTCCCGATAAGTACGAGCTTCCTGCCTTCGAGGGCATTGATACGCAGGAGATCGCGCAGCATCCGATAACGAAGTGGTGGTCGGAGTTCGCCTTCGAGAACGGCTACGATAATGAGACGTTCCAGAAGGGCATCGAGATGTATCTCCAAGCCCGTATGGGCGATGCTCCGAATCCCGAAGCCGAAATGAAGTCGCTTGGCGACAACGCCAAAGCTCGCACGGAAGCGGTCGGACTCTGGGTCGGCAAGAACTTCCAGTCTGATGAGATTGATGTCATCGAACGCATCTGCACCACGGCTGCCGGGGTGAAGGTCATGGAGCGCATCATGAAGATGATGAATGACTCCGGTGACGAGAGCATCCTGCGACCGGGCATGGCTGAAGAGACGACCGAGGCCGACATCAACAAGATGATGCAGGATCGTCGCTATTGGTCCCCGACTGATCGCGATCCGGCCTACATCCAGAAGGTCGAGAAGTTCTTCCAGAAGAAGTACGGCACTTCTGCATGAAGGTCCGGTATTTCGCCAAGGACGACTTTGATCGCTGCCTTGAGCTTGGACAGATGATGCACGAGGAGTCCGACTTCCGCGTGCATCCCTTCTGCCCCGAAAAGGTAGTGACTCTCGCAACCCTTTGTCTTAGCTCGGAAAACTTTGTCTGCTTCGTCGCTGAGACGGAGCAAGACATCGTCGGGATGTTCGTGGGCCTTGCGGGCGACCACTACTTCTCCGAGGCCAAGTACGCTTCCGACATGTTGCTGTATGTAGAACCTCGGTATCGAGGATCATCGGCAGCGATTCGGTTGATGTCGGCCTTCGAGGACTGGGCAGTAGAGCAGGGTTGCCACGAGATCAGGGTAGGTGCTGCGACAGGCATTGAGCCTGAAAGATCGGACCGCTTCTTCAAGGGTATTGGGTACACGCCCTCGGGTATCCAGTATTTGAAGGCTATCGGTCCATTGAGCGCTGCACACTGAAAAGCGAATTGTCCGATCATAAGGCCCGCGCCGTCCAGACGAGCCCCGCATGGGATAACTCACCCTCTGGTTGGAATCGGACAACCTTCGAACCCGAAGCGAAACTGAAACATGAAAGGACTGCATCATGGCTGTGACCATTGATCAGGCGTTCATCAGGCAGTTCGAGTCCGAAGTCCACATGGCTTATCAGCGCATGGGCTCGAAACTGCGCGGCACTGTCCGTTTCAAGGGCAGCGTCAACGGCAAGTCTACGACCTTCCAGAAGGTTGGCACGGGCGCTGCCGCCACGAAGTCCCGTCACGGCAACCTGCCCGTGATGAACATCGACCACTCGAACGTCGAGTGCAACCTCGCCGACTACTACGCCTCGGACTACGTTGATAAGCTCGACGAGCTCAAGATCAACATCGACGAGCGTCAGGTGGTTGCGCAGAACGCTGCCTACGCTCTTGGCCGCAAGTCGGACGACCTGGTCATCACGTCGCTTGACTCGACCTCGAACACCATCACCGAGTCGAGCACGGACGGTCTGACTCAGACCAAGATCAACACCGTGTTCGAGTATTTCGGCGCGAACGACGTTCCCGACGACGGCGAACGTTACTTCGTCATCAGCCCCGCGGGCTGGGTCGATCTCCTCGGCATCTCGGCCTTCTCTGACGCCGACTTCGTTGGCGCTGACGACCTGCCCTACAAGGGCGGCATGGTCGCCAAGCGTTGGCTCGGCTTCATGTGGATGACGCACTCGGGCCTCCCGGTCGCCTCCACGATCCGTAAGTGCTTCGCTTACCACCGTTCGTCCACGGGCCTCGCGTCCGGTCAGGACGTGACGACGGAAGTGAACTACATTCCGGAAAAGGCTGCTCACCTCGTCACTGCCATGATGTCGCAGGGCTCTGTGCTCATCGACACCCGTGGCGTGTATGAAGTCCAGATCAAGGAGTAATCCACCATGGCTCTTGTTGCTGCTGATCTTGTTAAGGTCGCTGGTGGTGCTCGTCAGGTGTGGCACTACACCTCGGCTGACGGTGTCGCTACGGTTGCCGGTTCCGGCTACTTCAACGACGTGACTGCCAATCTCCGTCAGTGGGACACGATCCTTGTGGTCGGTTCCACGGGTGGTACGGCGACTGTCGACGTTCTTGTCGTCACCTCGGCGACGGCTGCTTCGACCGTCACTACGACGAACGGCACCTAATTGGTTGGCCGCGTCCCTGCGGCTCTCTCCCCGTAGGGGCGACGTGCGAGGGCGGGAGGGTGACGAGACTCTCCCGCCCTCTTTCTTTAGGGAAGGATAGAACGTGGCCATCACGGACATCGACATCTGCGCTCGGGCGCTGATTTTGATCGGAGCGAATCCGATCACGTCGTTTGAAGATGGGACGACTGAAGCCACGGTCGCCGCAAACCTCTATGAAGATACGGTGCGTGATATGCTCACGCGCTACAGGTGGCGTTTCGCAAGCGGCCAGACGCAACTTTCTCGACTGACGGATGCTCCCACCTCGCGGTGGGATGCTGCATATCAGGCCCCTGCCGATATGCTCATGCTGCATGTCGTGACGGTCAACGACAATCCAATTGCGTATGATCGCT